AAATATATTTAATTCAAATAAATCTTCTAATGTTCCTACATTATATGAACTTATAGCTGATCTAAGAGCTTCTCTAGTTAAATCAAACTCTAAAGTATCATTAACTCTAAGAGCTACATTTTCACAAGTTCTAAGAGTAAGATACATACTAGCTTGTACTAAATGTCTTGTTGCTGTATTACTATTTGCTATAGCTAATTTTTGTAAACCTACTAGTGAATCACTTGCTGGTGTGCTACCATCTCTGGCTTCGTTTAATCCTGTCACATCTCTTATCATTTGTAAATAATATTGATAAGTAGATATAAGTGATTGGATTTTTGCTTGACCTGAATTAGTAGATAATTCTTGTATTGGAACTTTACCTGGATTTGCTCCACCATCCATCGTCTGAGATCTACCTATAATAGATCCAGTTTGGAAATACATATTTAATGCTTCTTGTGGATTATAACTTGTACCACTACCTAAATCTATTTCAGCTAAACCATCTGCATCTAAGTAAACACCATCAGGTACAATACGAGACATCACCTGTTGTAACTTTAAATGTGTTAATTGTATCATATCTGCAAAACCAGTTATTCTACTAACTAAACTTTCAATACGACCTTTATACATACGCGGAGCGCATAACGTATAATTCATGTTTACTTTTGATAAATTAGAAGTAGGCCTTGTCATGTTTTTTGCCATCTCCCATTTTAACAACATCTCATGTCCTAGTATTTTAGCACCACTATATAATACTTCTATTGATCTTGATACTCTATCAAAGTTATCATTTTCAGGTGGGTTAAAAGTGTCAGGTTTCTCTAGTGCTTTTTCTAATCCAGTATTAGTTTGTTTTATCTTAAATACCTGATCGCTATAAGTCTTGTATTCAAAATATAAAACATAGATACTATTATTGTCGTTTCTAGCATTCCAATCATACACATAACTACTATTATTAGGATATTTTTGTATACGCTCTAATTCTTCAGGAGTTAAATCTGGAAACTCTTTTTTAAGTTCTGCTAAATCTATTCTTTTAACTTCACCTACATACCATATATCTTCAAAATTTGGATCATCAGTATATGAATAAACTACATGAGCTGGATCTACATAATCAATAGTAACACCCTCTGCTTTATTCCAATTAGTTTTTACAGCACCTAAACCTAATACACATAAATCATAATTAATTCTACGTCTTATAAGTTCGTATTTGTTAAAATCAAGTATATTATTTATTAATTCTTCTTCAGCTATTTCAACAGACTGCTTATAGTCTAACTGCATATGAACATCTAATTCCTCTTTTGTCTGAGGCATTTGTTCTAAGTTAGTTGTAGATAGATCCATACCAAGAGTTTGAGCTGACTTTTCCATAAACTCTTTAGTTTCTATTTCCATTAATATTTGTTCGGCATAATCTGTTCGTTGCTTTAGGGAAGTAGGATCCTGCGCAAAAGCTTTTATGTCATATATTTTTTCTGACATTCCATTAACAACTATATCTACAAATTTAGGTATAACAGGTATTGGTTTCCAGTCAAGATTTAAATAAGACAAGTCACCATTAATAGATAGTTCATCTTTATATTTTTGTATAGGTTGTTCAGCTCTTGCATACAACCTTAACATTCTAAAATTATTATATTGAGTAGAATATCTATTACCTAATCCAGTTCGTATTCCACTAAACCAATCACCTTCTATAGCTTTACCAACTTGTAAGCCATATTCATAGCTTTGTTTTACTTCATCTGATACTACTTGGTCCGGAAATATACTGTTATTATCAGTTATAATCATTAGTTAATTATTTTTGAAATTGATCCTCTATTGTCATATCTTTTAAAACCTAAATTACTAGATATAACTTTTCTTTCAGCCACTGGCCTATATTTATTTTTATTACAAGCCATAATAGCTAAACCAGAACTAATAGTAGCATCATATTTTGTTCTATTGTTTATATTAAATTTAGCCCAGTCTTCTAATGTTTTTTGAAAATACATATTTCCATAAGAGTCTCCTAAATCTCCTACATATTCCTCTATGTAACTTTCAATTGCAGCAGCATGTGCTTGTTTAATGTCTTCACTTGTGTTTGGTATACCACCTATTTCTTTTTCTGTTGTAGAAAGTTTATTCCAAACTTTATCAGGACGATTCATGCTAAAACCTCTATAACCTCTACGCTTAAAATAGTATAATAATCTTGGTTTATTATTTTCAGCAAGGATTGGCATACCATAAAACACGCAAGCCATAAGTACATCTTCAAAAAATATTTCAGCCGTTTGAGGTCTAGCTACATATTCTAAAAAGAAATGGTTTGGTGGTGCGTCTTCCATACTAAATTTAGTTAATCCATGTAATGCTCCGTTAGATCCTTTACCATCGACAGTACCACTAATATCATAGCTATCGCATCCAAAAGCCCCAACGTGTTCATTACCAGGATACTTAGTACCGTTTTTTATAATCACTCGATTTTGTAGATTTTTAGATGGTACCCATGAAATTAAAAATCTCCCATCTTTATGAGGTGTAAATATTACATTAGTATCTTTTATGCCATTTACCCACATAAACGAACCTCTAGTAACATTGAAACTATTAGCTAACTCTTCGTTATAATCTATTTGCTTATATATTTTAGTTAAATTAAATAAACTATTTTTAGCTTCATCTCTAAAAGCGTGTTGCTCTGTACGAGGAAACTGTCTATAGTATTCATTTAAACTATCACTATCGTGTTTTAATCCTTCAACTTCGTTTTGCCAGTGTTCAACGACTCCTGTTTCAATTGGGATATTGTCCAAGCTGAGGACTGGATTTTCTGGCGTTGTGAATACAGGAAGTCCAAAAGAATCCATGAATCCTTCGTAGTTCCATTCCATAGGTATGAACAAAGAGTAGAGTCCAGAAGATGTTTGTCCGTTTTTATTTCTTTTAGTAACGTCTGAATTGTAGTATAATTTTTTGAAGTTGTCTCCACCTTTTTCTAAAGCATTTGATGTTGAGCCCATCATACATTTACCTACAATCCTTGATCCTAGTCTTAATGTAGTTTTTGTAACTCTCCAGTTATTTAATATGTTATCAGGTCTTTCCCACTTACCACTTTCATCATGAGCTAATAGCTTTAGCTTTTCACCATCGTAAGAGTTGTCTCCTGTATTTTTCCAATCAATAGTTGTATCAAGACCTTGTAGTTCTCTAAGTTGTTCGTTACTTTCTATTTTTCGTCTAGTAAGTTTTGAAGCTGGGACTCTATATGCCAATTCGGTCTTAGGACGATCCATACCATCTTGGATTGGTTTGAAGAAAAACGGATAGTTAACGGATATCGGGACAACTTTATCTGTGAACATTTTCTTAGCATCTGATCCAGTTTTTGAAAGGATGCCGAATCGGGCATCTGAAGATATTGTGGCTTGGTTGACAAGTTCAGCTGAGGACATAAAAGAAAATCCACTCCGTCTGTTTTTAAGATAGCACATTCCATAACATCTATCATCTGCCTTGCATGCTTCCCAAAATATGAAGAAGAGTCTATTTGACTCTCTATAATCGGGAGCTCCGACGTCGATCTTTGACCATTGCAAATACATGTAATGAGTACCAGTAGTATAAGTGGCCAAACCACCATTATAGAACCAATAACCCAACTCTCTGTGTTTAAATTCTTCATCTATGTAATCGTACCATTTTTCTTTAAAATCTGATGGATACTCTTCCCAATCAAATCTACTTTTAATTCTCGCTAATTCCTTGGGATATTCTTGTCTTTCCCAGTATTGTTCCTCTTTATTATCGCTTCGTTTAAAAGGTTCTTCTTCTGCTGGTAATGCGATGCGAAGATTTTGTATTTCAATAACCTGTCCAATTTTACCTGTTTTACTAATTATTATAAAATCATATTCAGGATCATAACCGTATTCCCATTTTTTAAACCTATTCTTTTTCTTTAGTATAGATGGATTAACAGCTTCTTCAACTATTTTATACAACGTTTGTTGATAACTCATTTGCTACGCCCTTCTGCGAAACCTTTAAAAGCCTTTTGTTCTTTAGCTTCTTTAGGTTTTTCACTTAACATTTCCTCTTCTTCTTGTATACGAGTTAATATTTCAAACGCGTCCATTATAGCTAGCTTTTTAGTAGCGGCAGCGTTCTTAAGTCTGTCAGCGCTTACATCGTCGTCTGAGTCTACGATCTTTTCTTTTGCTACCTTAATTAATTCTTCTATAGCTTTTTGACCAGCGTCTATAA